TATAATGGAAACAGGCCAGCTTGTGAAGGAACAAAGCTGGGTTCCCGGAATGGGAGTAGCCCTGCCGCCATCTGCCAGCCGCGGTATGGGTTAGAATTCCCTTGCTCCTGGGGCTGGCCGCTGTCTCCATCCCTGTTGGAATCGGGAATAGGCCTGCATGGTATCCATGTGGGCTTATTTTTGTTGCGTGCCTATGAGTTCATGGGGTATGCAAACATATATAGTTTTTCACCGATTGTATCTGGGTAGATCGTGTCTGGTACTGGGTATCTATCGGGCGCAGAATTAGTTATTCTTCCATCGCTGTCATAGTCCACAAATCCCAACAGAGCTATTGTTCGATTCTGATATACGTTTATGTGTTGAATCGACGAAGTACCATCCGTATACTCCACTTGTAGCCATATGCTTTTATATGGGACATTAATACCTTTGTATCCCATTCGTTCTACGGCACGATTTTGGCCTTCTTCTAGCGGGGTTAACGTGTGCGTCGACACCCTGGAAATGTCTATTGAATATTCTGTACCATCCTCACCGGTTCCGAGTGGCATCCAATGCGAAGCGAATGCAGGGCAACTAAATGCCAATAAAGCAATTAGCGTTAATAATAACTTTTTCATAATATTACCGCCTTTCTGTACATGACAACTAATACGTTAGATTGCGGTACATATGCCCTTTCACCTATCAAGGATTGCATACTTTGCAAGGTCTGTACCCGGCTTGCACTGCTTCTTTTCTATCGAAAAATACTTCATAATTTTTATCACTTATTTTCTCAACGTATTTACAATTTTCTTTGTGGAATATCATGGTGTGAGCATTAGCTGGGTACATTGGTAATTCTTGGGTTTGGGATGCTGGGGCAGGAGTAGCGACTGGCTGTAAAGCATAGTCTAACACGCCCTTACCGCAGAATAACCATACCATTACTACAAAAGCTAAAATACCTGTAAAAGTAGATTCTCCTTTATGTTTCTTAATCAAATGATATGTCAAACCAAGAGCGGCTAAACTTATTATCCATATTAAGAAAGCCATCATCACACCTTCTTTACTTTATAAAGCAATACATCTGCACAATAATGAATGGGCTTCTTTGTATGTCATCACATCGCGGTTCCTGGGTGCGGCCTGTAAGAGCCGTTCGTCTATATCGTAGCAGTAGGATAGAAGATACAGCGCGAACATGTTAGCCTCGTATTCGCTCCGTGCGTTGCAATAGTTCACGGTATCTGCGTGGAATGTCCCGGCCGCCCCGTGCATCAGTGCGTGGCCTAACTCATGAGCAACGACAATCGGTATTTCCCGTTCGTCCAGTTTGTCGTTGAGTACAATGACCTTCCGGCGCAACGGCCTTGTAAGATACCCACGGATACCTTTAGGCAGTTCGGCGTATACAATGGGTATCCTCATCATATCAGCTATTTGTAAGGGGCTGGCTGTCCCCATTTTCCGTACCAGGTTCTTGACGCGTAATCTTATATTTTTTCTGACCATAAGGCGACACCTCTATTTAGCAGGAGTGTCGCCCTTTTTGCGTTTGTTCGCTCGTTTTGCCGCTAAAAAGGCAACCTCAAGAGACTTCATAACTAAATCGCGGTCTTCGTCTGTAAGATTGTAGGTATCTCCATCAAATATGATTTCCGATTGTTGCAAGAATTTATTAAGGTCTTTTGGCATTTTCGTGGGTACGTTATGATTCACATTTTCCAGTAAATAATCAATAGATACATTGAAAAAAGCAGACATCTTTTTTAATATTGGGACGTCTGGAACTCGTCTTCCCTGCTCATACATGCCAACGGTACTTGGGGAAATGCCTAGTTCTTTCCCTAATTCTGACTGGGTCAATCCTTTTTCCTCGCGCAATTTTTTCAACAACTTCATAGCGTACACCTCCTCGATACGTGTAATTTAGCTTTAATATAACACATATTTTGTGTGTTTGGAATACTTTTACACAGTTCGTGTAGACACAGAAAGGAGGTGTTAAGATGGAATGGATGAAAAAGTTCAGAAGCTCTAAAGGGTTTACAGCCAGTGAAATGGCCGATAAATTAGGCATTTCAAAGTCATTGTACGAGAAAATCGAATACGACGATAGACAGCCTAGCCGTAATTTTATGGAGCGTTTCAAAAAGGCATTTCCCGACTTTGATATGAATATTTTTTTTGCAAAATAACTACACGTTTAGTGTAGAGAAAGGATAAGTCCATGAGCGAATTGCAGATTTTTAAAAGCCAGGAATTCGGGCAAATAAGAACGCTCACGATAGACAGCGAACCGTGGTTCGTTGGTAAGGATGTGGCTGATATTCTCGGGTACCAAAATGGTAGTCGAGATATAAACCGCCATGTTGATGCTGACGACAAACGGAAAGAAATGATTACAGATGGAAAACAGCTGAAAGAAACAATTCTAATCAACGAATCCGGCCTCTACAGCTTAATCTTATCTAGCAAATTACCTACAGCTAAGCAATTCAAACGCTGGGTTACAGCAGAAATTCTTCCATCAATCAGAAGAACTGGCGGTTACATTGCTAGCACCGAAACAATGACGGATGCGGAAATTATGTCCAAGGCATTGCTGATAGCTAAGCAGACAATAGAAAGTCGAGAACAACGTATTCAGTTCCTAGAATCTGAAACAGAACGTATGAGGCCAATGGAAGTATTTGCAAATGCGACTGCGGCTTCCGATACATCTATTCTTGTTGGGGAATTGGCGAAACTCATAAAACAGAACGGCGTTGATATGGGTCAAAACCGACTGTTCAAATGGATGAGGGAGAATGGGTATCTCATAAAGAGCGGAGCGCAAAGAAATATGCCCACTCAAAAGAGTATGAATCTGGGATTATTTGAAATAAAAGAACGTAACGTAGCTAATCCCGATGGTTCCGTCATGATTGTGAGAACCCCCAAGGTTACAGGCAAAGGACAAATCTATTTCGTAAACTTGTTTTTAAAAAATAAAGGCCAAACAGGTCATTAAGGGGGGCTGATAGCCATGAAACTATGCTACAGCTCCGAAGAGTTACAGAAACTTTTCAAGTGCTCCCGGCAGACTATCTGCCGCATGGAGAACGACGGCAGGTTGAAACGTCTGTACGGCCTCCCTGGCACGTTCTACCGGGCGGCGGACGTGCTGGCCCTTTGTGAATACGAAGAGCCAGCGCACGGGCCGCTGGAATGGGAACATATTGAAAAAGAAAATAAGGCCCTGTCCGAAGAGAACAGAGCCTTGAAAGAAAAATTGAGTCGAATTTATGAGTTTTTGAGAGAGGCGGTGAAATTATGAAAGCCATTGAAATACGCGACCACAGGCCGGAAAAACGGCACAATCGCAAGCTTTTCAAACGGATTGCCAGTGCCGTTGCCTTCACACTGGCCCTTGCCACGGCTTGTGTCATTGGCTGGTATGCAGGCACGAGGCTGGCCTATGAGCAGAAGACGGCGGAAATCTCCAAAGTCCACTATGTGGAAGAAGGGGAAACCCTTTGGGACATAGCCGCCGGGCTGTCCAGTGATGAGCAGGACATTCGCGAAGTCATTTATGACCTTGCGAAGCTGAACAACATCGCGCCAGACGCTGACCTAAAAGTCGGTCAAAAGATTGTAATAGCAAAGTAGCTCTCCCGACGGTTACGAGAGAGCTACAGAGGCTAGATGCTTGGATATTTAGTTGATTGCCTTAATTATAAGGCAGAAAGGCGAGGAAGTCAATGAGAGCAAGAGATATTTCCGATTGGGGCCGTAAACCTTGGCCATTTGAAACGCATTACGAATTGCTAAGTCCCCTGTCGCGTAGTGTTTCCCATGAACTGGCGGATACCTGTATGAAGATTGGGACGCTGTTAAAAGAACGGTTTTCCGACAACGACGACATTGTCTATGAAGCAGACGCGCTCATTTCAGCCGCGGAAACATTTGAAGGAAACTGTTGTTTCCCGGAACTTACGGACGAAATGTCCGACGACCTCAAGTTCCTTGATACCCATATCGGGAACTTGAAACAAATCAATGAAGTTGATTTATCCGACTTCATTGATGATTTGACAGAAGTGCTACAGGACGGCAAAGACGCTGTTCTGTTCGATCGCAGTCGCTGGTTCAACGACACGAAGAAAGGAGCATAACCATGGCCAGCTTATATGAAATCAATACCGCTATCCTTAATTGCGTAGAAGTCGAACCGGGTACGACGGTCAACATGGAAACTGGGGAAGTCATTGACCTGGAAAAACTTTCCCTGCTGAAAATGGAACGTAGCGAAAAAATCCGCAACATCGCCTTGTGGGTCAAAAATCTGAAAGCCGACGCAAAAGCCTTGAAAGAAGAAAAGGAAGCCTTCTACAAACGACAGAAGGCGGCAGAAAACAAGGCCGCACAGCTGGAAAGCTACCTTGCCAACGTCCTCGACGGCGAAAAGGTCAAGGAAACGGAATTCTCCATTGGCTGGCGGAAGAGCAAGGCCGTTACGATTACCGATGAAAAGAAGCTGCCGGAATCCTTCTTGATTGCACAGCCGCCGAAAGTCGACAAGACAGCCATCAGGAACGCCTTGACATGCGGGGAAGACGTTCCGGGTGCTGAACTCGAAGAGCGGGTAAACATTCAGATCAAGTAATTTTCAAGCGAGGTGTGACTCATGGAAAAGACAATTTACAAGAAACTCATGGCTGTACAGTCGGAGCTGAAAGCGCCGAAAGGCCAATACAATAAATTCGGCGGTTACAGTTACCGCTCGTGTGAAGATATTTTGGAAGCGGTTAAACCTTTGCTAAGCAATCATGGGCTGGTGCTGACCATCGCGGATGAAATCAAAACCGTTGGCGACCGCTTTTATGTACAGGCAGAAGCCCGATTGATTGACGCCGACAATGGAGACGAAATCAAGACAAGTGCTTATGCCCGCGAAGCGCTGTCCCGCAAGGGCATGGACGACAGCCAGGTGACGGGCAGCGCATCCAGCTACGCCCGCAAGTACGCCTTGAATGGCCTGTTCTGTATCGACGATAACAAGGATGCCGATACATGGAATAATACACCTCAGAGCCGTTCTAACGCGCGTAATGATAGTCCCAAGGGTAATTACACCAAAGCAGGACGACAAGCCGAAAAAACCGCGTCTAGCTCGTCTCAGACGCAAAAAAAGCCTACATCTGTTGACGACTATTACCAACTCGTCATTGACTGGGCCAGAGCAAACGAGGCGGTCATGTTCATCGGGCCGTTGCTCAAAGAAAAATTCAACAAGGGTCATTTCAAAGAATTGTCTCTTGCAGAGGCCAAGGCCTTCTATGAAAACGTCGGCAAGTTAGTCAATGCGGCGAAAGCCAAAGACGACGCCGCACTGATGGAAGGCGTATAGCCATGAAGTTTCATTCAAAAGGGGTCCAGGTGCTCAAAGGGAACAGCGGCTATATGCTGCTGATTCCCGCACCGCTCACCGAAGATTTAAATAATATCAAAGTCGACGGTGATTACTCCATTGAGATTAAGCGCCATTCAGAAAAACGCTCATTAAATGCCAACTCCTACTGCTGGCTGTTGTGCCAGCGGATAGCCGAAAAACTATCCAGCGACGGCCAATATGTCAGCAAAGAGGAGGTATATCGGGGAGCTATCCAAGATTCCCAAGGATTTACCCCGATATGCGTCCAGAAGAAGCTGGCGGCCAGCGTGTGCCGGGACTGGCGTCACAACGGTATTGGATGGATTGCCATTGATACCGGGGCCAGCAAGGTCAAGGGCTGTACCGTCCTGCACTTATACGCCGGGTCCAGCGTGTACGACACGCACGACATGAGCCGACTAATTGATTGCCTTGTTGATGAGGCCAGCCAGATCGGTGCGAACGTCGAGGACCGCGAATGGGTCCAGGCGCTCATAGATGATTGGAGGCCCGAATGCGATGATTGACTTATACCCTCGTAAATGCAATATATGCGGCGGTCCTGTCCGACTCGTAGACAACAGCCGGGTATACTCCCCAGAATACGCCAGCCTGCATCCTGGAAAAGTATATATGTGCCAGCGATGCGGAGCGTATGTCGGACTACATCCTCACTCGCATAGAGCGTTAGGGATTCTGGCAAGCCGGAAAATGCGACGGGCTAGGATGTACTGTCACGATTTATTCGACTCGTTCTGGCAGGGACGGCGGCACGCCCACCGCAAACGGGTACGGGCTTACACCGAACTAGCCAGGCGGCTAGGGATTCCCGTAGAAGAATGTCACTTCGGGTGGATGACCATTCCGGAAATGCGGGTTGCTTACCGGCACTTGCTGGACATGAAAAAGGAGGGCTGGCGATGAATAAACGGAAACGCCGCGACGACGCGCTGTATAAAAAGAACCGCCGGCCGGCCTATGAACGGGCTGGCGGCGTATGCGAGAACTGTGGCGCACCTGCTGCGGAAATCCATCATATCGTGTTCCGTTCCCACTGCGGGACGAGCGATTTAGATAACCTCATCGTGCTTTGTCGGGACTGCCACGAACGGGCGCACGGTCCCGACGTAAGGGCGATGAGAGAAAGGTTTAGGGAGATAAGAAGAAATGGAAAGGAAATTTAAAGGGATATGGATTCCCGCAACACTATGGGAATCGAAAGAGCTAACCCTGCAAGAGAAATGCTTAATAGCAGAAATCGACAGCTTTACTGTATTTTTCATGAGTAATAAGGCGTTGGCTGATTTTATGGGCGTGTCAAAACGAAGAGTCCAGCAAATCATTGTGGAGCTGAGTGAAAGAGGGATTGTCGATGTAAATACCATCAACGACCCAGATACAGGGCGAACAATCAAACGGGTAATTCAAGTTACTGAATCATTCAAACGCGCCCTTTTTGAAATATCTGGAAACAATGAGAAACAAAGTTGTTTCACCCCCCATGAAGAAAATTTCACCCCCCATGAAGAAAATTTCACCCCCGGGGGTGAAGAAAATTTCACCCCCCCCATGAAGAAAATTTCACCCAATATAACAAAGATAGATAACAAAGTTATAGATAATAAAAGAGAAGGGGCGGACAAGCCCGCCCCACCCCCTACGAAAACCAAACGGTTTGTAAAGCCCACCCTGGAAGACGTTCGAGCGTATTGTCTGGAACGACAGAACAACGTAGACCCGGAAAGTTTTGTCGACTTCTACGAAAGCAAGGGCTGGAAAGTCGGAAATCAGCCCATGAAGGACTGGAAGGCAGCTGTACGCACGTGGGAACGGCGGGACAACAACCGCCCGAGGTATAAGACCAGCGACGAACGGCTGCGGGAAGATGACGCACGGAGAGAAAGGATGTGCAAAGAATATGACGAGCAACACAGCCAATCAAGTTTTGAAGATATTAAGAGGCTCTTATCCAAATGACGCCTGGAAGCTGAGTGGCCAGAATGGCGATGAATTCATTGGCGCGATGATGCTCCAGCTTGAACGCTACAGCGACGGTGACGTCCTGCGGGCCGTTGGCCGTGTGATTGACAGCGCCGACACCATGCCGAGCGTGACGATGATCAAGAAAGAAGTTAAGCGGAAAATCAACGCCGTACCGGACTACCAGGCACTGCCGGAAGCACCGGTCAATGAAGCTGGGCGCAAGCGTATCCACGACATGATAAGCGGCCTCAGAAACCAGTGGACGAAGCGGCCGGACAAGGAAAAGAAACCGCCGTCGCTGGATGACGTGCCGAAAGACATTATCGAATTCGCCCGGCGTGCCGTGCCGGGTATCCCGGACGAACTGATTATCAAGAACGCCCCCGCCTTCAAAGAAGGGCTGGCCTGCAACATGCGCATGGGTAACGAATACATGCGTTTCTGGCTGGACCCGAATACGGGGCTTGTGAGCATGACCATCGTCATGAAGAGAGGAGCAGCGAGATGACTAAATGCATGGTGTGCGGGGATGAATTCGACCCGCAATATAAAGCACAGCGGTTGTGCCAGTCCTGCCTCGATAAATTTACAAAAAGATACTGGGACTGGAACGCCTGCCGAAAGCAGGGCTATACACGCCGGCCTACCTGCATCGTATGCGATAAGCCCATGATGAGCGGATTCAGCGTATGCCCGGACTGCCGTTCCATCTGGAAAAAGATTTATTACCAAATCACGCGGCCACGAACGCTTATCCAGGCGCGTAATCGCATGAAAATGACGAGGGATAAAGCCTTTGAAAGCCAACTCCATACGGGCCTTGATGATGACATTGCGGCCGCCCGTAAAGCGGGATTGTCATACGGCGCTTACATGGTCCGCAAGAAAGGGCTGATACGATGAACGCTATCAGCCGCGCCCTGGCGAAACGGGACAGGCAGCGCATGAAAGTACGGCGTGAAGCCGGGGCCGAAAGCGGTACGGACTGGGCAACGACATTATTGTTCAACTGCCTACACGATAAGTACGGGTTCGGGCGCAATCGGTTCGCCGCGATGAACGATATGTGGGAGCATCTCGATGAATTCCAGGAAGGCTTCATTTACGACTGGCGCGACGAACTATGTGAACACGGATTCGACCGTTTTCTGAACGAACGTATCGCCGAAAGGATGCAGAAAATGATAACCGGCCGGACGCGCGATCTGAAACTCATGGCGAAGACACGCGACATGATAGCCGGGGTGGGCATCGTCCTATTTTGGACGCTGTACACGAAGTACAAATGGCGTGACAAACGCCTCAAGGATTTGCAGAACTACTACAAAGACAAAGTCTACGTACTGACTCATAACGAAGTGCCCATATGGGAATTCATGAAATGCCTCAATGTAGAGTGCAACATAGATTACCCGGCACTGGAAGCGTATGAGAAACAGAACGGACCAGTCGATATATACCACGGCAACCGTGGAGCCAGATAACTTTTACAAGGATAACAGGAGGAAATCAAAATGAAGAAATTACAGGTAACTATCGAACTTATCGAAGAAATGCTGGGCACGGCGAACAGCGACCCGAAGATTCATGAAGAATTCATCGCGTCGAAAGCGCCGGACGCCGCCAGCCGGGAAGAAGAAGTCGAAGCGCTGGGCGTGGAAGCCGTCGTCGAAAAGGGCAAGACGATTTTCCCGAAGGAAGACGGCAAACCGTTCGTCTACTCGTATCAAATCCGCGGGTTCTTCAAAGCGGCCGCCGGATTCTTGCAGCGTTGCAAGGGTGAAAAATTCGCCGTCCATACGAATAAAATCAAGGCTTACAAGAAAGTCATCGACGGTTGTATCTTTGTCGAACCGCGGAAAATCATGATTGAAATGCCGGAAGGCGCTGAAATCGGCGACTGCCAGCGGCCATTGAGAGCGCAGACCGCGCAGGGCGAACGCGTGGCGCTGGCAAACAGTGAAAGCGTGCCGGAAGGTAGCCGAATGACATTTACAATCGAAATCGACAACGAAGCCTATACGGACGCCGTCCTGGAATGGCTGGCCCATGGCAGTAAAAACGGGCTGGGACAGTGGCGGAACTCCGGAAAAGGGCGGTTCAAGATTGTTGATATCAAGGAAATCAAGGATACGGAAAGCGAAGTAGACCGTATCAAGAAAATGCTGAAAGGCTAAGGCCGACAGCAAGCGAAGAGAAGCAAAAGAAATGCGAAGTTTTGTTTGGTTACGTAGGGTCAAGCAAAGGCGAAGTGGGGCAGGTCTTTGTATAGTAATGGCTAGGTTAGGTGTGGCAAAGTATCGCGACGGCAGCGAGTTGTTGGGTCGGGTATAGCATAGCTACGGCGATGCTTGGCGATGTGAAGGCCGTGTATAGCCAAGAAACGCGCAGCCATGGCAATATAAAGCCATGTTCAGTTACGTAAAGGCATTGAATCGTGCAGTTACGGCAATGCAAGCCATGGAAAGGCACAATGATGTAACACTAAGCTAAGGCAAAGTAAAGCCGGGTCGAGCAAAGTTACGGTATTGCATGTTTCAGTAGTGCAATGGAAATGCTGGGTATAGTCAAGCAAAGGTAAAGTAAAGTTGAGTAAAGTTCGGCGAGGCGAAGGCATAGCATTGTAACGTTTGGCATAGCACAGCCAGGGCAATGCATGGCACGGCGGAGTGAAGTATTGCAATGGAATGGCAATGTATAGTGCTGATTTGCAGGGCCAAGGTGGAGTGCTGAGAAGCGAAGGCTATGTACGGCCTTGTGCCGTCCGGCCATGGAGAAGCATAGCAGCGCAGTGTAGTGCAAAGGCATTGTTAGGTTTTGTTGAGTATTGTAAGGGCAAGGCGAGGCAGTGTGTGGCCTGGTAACGGCCGACACTAGAAAAAAGGAGTGATAGACAATGAACACAATCACAGTAATCGGCAACATTGGCAAGGACCCGGAAAGCCGGGTCACTGCCAAAGGGACACCCGTCGTGACGTTTTCGGTAGCGGATAACAAGAAGCTGCCGGGAACGAGCGGCAAAAGCAAGGAAGACTGGACAAGTCAATGGTGGTACTGCACCGCTTTTAAAGAGCTGGCAGAAGCCATTGTCCAGGACGTCAAGCGCGGCGATCGCGTAGAAGTAACAGGCAAGATAGATATGCATGAATACACCGCTAAGGACGGTACACAGAAAGTAGCATATAACTTACTTGTCAATCGCATTGCGAAGGTTGTACGGCCAATGAGGGCCAATAACGGCGGTTTTAGCAACATGGGTAGCGAAGTCGCCGACGAAGAAATCCCATTCTAGAGAGGAGCAATCAAAATGAAAAACATCACAAAGAAGCAGTTTATCGACACGGTAGCACAGCGGAGCGGCAAGACAAAAGGCACTTGCGCCCGCATCGTGGATGAAATGTTGGGGACTATCGCAGACCTCGTAGCGCAGGACCATAAAATCACGTTCGTGGGATTCGGTACGTTTGAAAAGAAGTACGTAGCACCGCGCACAACACGCAACCCCCAGACCGGAGAAATGATGGAAACGACCGGCCATAACAGCATGAAATTCAAGGCCGGTTCGATTCTGAAAGAACGGCTTAATCAGTAAGCGGTGATGCAATGTGACACGCTGCTATTACTGTCATAAGAAACTCACGGACTACCGGCACTATGTGGTGACGGTAGACGGGAAACTCATGCCGGTATGTGCAGATGCTCGAGAATGTCGGCCACGGGCGATAAAGTGCCACGGGCCGCGGCCCGGCGTCGCACACCAGGCAAGGAATAAAGTGTTAGAAAGGAACAAGCATAAATGATGGACATTAAAATCAAGAAAATCCTCGATAATTACAGCAAAGACGACGTGAAACTGCCGCTTATCACCGAAGGGAACGCATGCTATGACTTTTACGCGCCCGCGAAATTCGTCATCTATCCCGGCGAACACGGCGTCAAGATTCCGTCGGGGCTGGCCTTTGAAATCCCGGACGGCTATTGCATGATGCTCTTCATGCGCTCCAGCTACGGCGCAAAGCGGGAACTGCGGTTGTCGAACGCCGTGGGAGTCATCGACAGCTCATACCGCGGCGAAGTCCAGGGCCTTTTCGACAATATTGGCGATAAGCCGGAAATCATCGAAAAGGGCGAACGATTCATGCAGGGCAAGTTGGTACAGAATATCCCGATTCGCTGGAAGGAAGTACAGACGCTGACAGATACACAGCGCGGTCAAGGTGGATTCGGTAGCACTGGTAAATAGGAGGAAACAGGAATGATTAATGACAAGACGGCCAAGATGGCCATAAACACGATAAGAAGATCATATTGCGACGAAAAGAAATGTTACGCTTGCGCCATATTTGATGCGCGCCAACAAATGAATGGCGGTTTTCGGCATTCTAATGGCTACGACACCGTGGGAACGTTTGAAAATATACAGAAGTTAGCTAAAAAGTCGCCGAAGTTTGATGTTGCGCTCTATGACAGTTTTCTTTTCCGGGACTATCTGAACCACATTGCCGCAAAAGAAGCTGCAAAAGTAGGACTCCTTACGGCCGGAGTGGATAAGATTAAATGTTATCCTAACGGAACCATCAAAGTATGGTACACGGACGAAGACGGCGAAACGAGTTACAAGGGAAAAGCGAAATGCCACCCGAACGATGCATTTAACCCGGAAATTGGGGTAAAACTGGCAGTGCAAAGGATAGTTGAAAAGCTGAATAAGCCGTTCATCCCGACAGACGGAGAAGCCTATTTCTACGTTGATGATAATAATAGCGTCTATAGCACCGTTAATCACAATGCCAACGTAGACGTTTTGAATATCGCAGTCGGTAACTGCTTCAAGAGCCGTGAAAGGGCATTTAGCAATATATTCGCCATTGCGAAACGCATTGAAAGAGCTACGGAGTTGCTGAAAAAATTACGGGATGAAAGGGATGAATAACATGAAACTTGTCTACGAACACGATTACCCGAAACCCGGGGAAAAATGGAAACGCAGATGAATGAAGGTGATTCGATTGTTGAAAATCTTAGAATTGTTTGGTGGAATTGGCAGCCCTAGAGTAGCTTTGCGAAACTTAGGAATCCCCGTGAAAGCAATAGATTACGTGGAAATCGACGAAAAAGCGGTGCGAAGCTACAATGCCATGTTTGCAAGCGAACTCCCGTACAAAACGCAGGACGTTCGCGGATGGAATTTAAAGCCGGATATTCTAATTCACGGCAGCCCTTGCCAGGACTTTTCCATTGCAGGCCGTCAAAAAGGAGCAGACCCCGGAAGCGGCACCAGGTCATCACTCATGTGGGAAACGCTAAATATCGTTAAAAACATGGGATTGTGGCGACCGAGAATTATAATCTGGGAAAATGTGAAAAATGTAAGAAGCCGCTACATGGTGCATAACCATGAGCGGTACATGACCGAGCTGAAAAAGCTGGGATATACAAGCAGTTTTCGCATGTTGGATGCTAGAAACTTTGGCTTACCGCAAGCCAGACAGCGAATATTCACTATATCGGTGTTGGGCGGTCAAGATTTTGACTTTGATGCACTCAAACAAAAGCCTATGCAACCCATTGCCAACTATCTAGAGGACGGTCCGGTAGACGACTTTTATACCGTCAAAGCGCCCAGTATGTTACGGGCAATCGGGAAAACGGGAACTGTGCGCCGCCTGCCGATTATCAAAGATTACTGCTACACAATCACGGAGCGACCAGACAGAGCGCCGGGGAGTGGCTGCCTTCCCATAGGTAATGGCAAATACAGATACTTGACGGAAAGAGAATGTTGGCGGCTACAAGGATACAACGACGAAGATTTTGAAGCGGCCGCCGGTGTTAATTCTCGACGAGCGCTGTATAAGCAAGCCGGGAACTCCATCCCTGTACCGATTTTTGAAAGCATATTCAGCGAAATGCTATAGGAAGGAATGATGCAGATGAATGACGTGCAACACCCGGACCACTACACCTGGCGCGGTACAGAATGTACCAAGGCTATTGAAATCATGACCAGCGGAGCGACGGGAGCTGATGCAATGTACATCGGCAATATCGTCAAATACCTGTACCGCTACCCGGCAAAAGGGACACCGCTGAAAGACCTTATGAAGGCCCGGCAGTATTTAGATTTTTTACTTACCAACGAAGAAGTCAAAGAAAAGGAGCATGAAAAACATGACTAAAGCAGAAAGAATCGAACTCGAAGCGACGTTAGCAACTATCCTGGGTATCAGCAGCCCAGACCAGAAATTCTCCATCACGATAGAAGGCTTTAACTACAAAGACATTACGATGCGGACTCATCTGGCAGACGTGATGCTCATCGTAGCGAAGTCCGCACTCAATAACGAACCGTTCAAAGTAACGACAGAACACATCATCGACCTCGACCCAGAAGAACCGGAAGAAGATCCGGACGACATGGACGACGAAGATGATGAAATCATCGCAAACCCGGAAGAACACCTCGTCGACTTATTGCTCCGCACTTTCGGAGGAAAAGAATGACATACCAATTCGTCATCCACGGGCGACCCATGACTAAGAAAAATTCGCTCCAGAAGACGCGCTACGGCCTTGTACAGGGTAAGGCCTATAGAGAATATGCCAAAGACGCAATATGGCATTTAAAGCTCCAAAGAAGGCCGATTCATCCGATTGATTGTGCCGTCACGATGACCGCAAAGTATTACATGCCGAACCGCAAGGGCTGGCCCGACCTTTTCGGGCTGGTCCAGGCGACGGCAGATATACTCGAAAGTGCGGGTATCATTGAGGACGACGGCTACATAGCTCAAATCGACGGCTCAATGATAGCCGGTATCGACGCCGAAGACCCGCGCGTAGAAATCACTGTAAGCGAAATAACGAACCTAAAATTCCCACTCTATGAAACTACACCCGAAGCTAAAGAAAAAGCTCGCAGAAGGGAATCTAAAACGATTAACTAAGGCTAGAAAGGAAGAATATGAAGCTGAGTAATATACTGACCGTCTATGTTGTCTTGCTGGATGCATTTGCCATCGCACTACTGCTGACGGCAACCTGCTTAACACATAGTCTCGTTGCCGTGGGAATCGGGACAATGGGGCTTGTGACCTTATATCTTGTCGGGATACTTAAAACCAGCGAAAAAGTTATAGCTAAGATGGAGATATACCTGGGTAAAGACCGGAAAACAGAAAGGGAAGAAGAGCATGAAACTAATAAAGATAGATGATAGTACTTATATCAATCCGGAAAAAATCATAGCCATCAGCCTGCCGCCGACTCCAAGAAACGCCCAATATTGGCTGTCCATTGTTCTCGATAGCAGGATGAGTGCAGACCTGCACTTTGACACCCTAGAGCAAGGTGAACAATTTATTAAGGAGCTGATGAGCAATGAATGATGAAACAGAAAGAATCTACAAAGAGCTGCTCAAGCAATACGCCAGCGCCTTTACGCAGGCCGGGAAAGATGGCGGCGAAGAAAACTGCCACCGCTTTCAGATTGTGCGAGATTTAGCACTGAAACTACTACAAATGAAGTACGATAAGAAACAGGCGTTGCGGCTGTTAGATAAAATTGCCATGGAAGTACTGAACCATAGAATGGACTATGACGACATTGAAGTTTTTGTTGACGATATTCGCGCACTGGACGCCATCAATTACTTATGGCAGTACTGCCAAAAACAGGGAGCAGGCATTAGCTGCGAAAGGTGTGCTATTTTGGATTGGTGTATCGGGCTTGGGTCTGACCAATGCCCTGGCAATCTGATTACTGGAGCAGGAGAGGACGGCGAATGATATGGAACCGCAATGGATTGACTACCGGGCGTGGCATCACGATAAGAAAGTGATGATGCATGTGTCCGAAATCGACTTCCGCAAGAACAGAGTCAAGGGAATGACTAAAGATGGAATTACTATCGACGCAAGCTTTTTAGATGTAGCTCTCCTGCCGTGGACGACTTACTACGATGATAGCTATGATGACGTAATGATCTACGAAGCCGATATCGTCGAAGTCACCCGCAAAGATATGAAAAAACGGTTCGTCATAGACGACGAAATGGGAGTACTACTGGCACGTTGCATAGCAGATGACCTGTACCCGTTCGTTACGTTCGACCTGGGCATGCTTCTTGACGACGACGGGCGCATCAAAGTCATTGGCAATGCGTACGAAAACCCGGAATTACTGGAAACGAAAGAGGTGTAACCATGGATAAAGAAAAGATGATAAGCGACATGAGGAAAGTCCTGCTGGACTACTGCATCACCAACTTGCGGAGCAATGAAGCTGCCCGGAACGGCCATAAAGATGACTACACCGTACTGGACTACGGGAAGTATGTAGGCGCAAAGACAATGGCTATCACGGTACTGGAGCACATCCCGAAATACTGCCAGGACGACAAGAAGAAAATGAAGGAATTCTTCTTTGGTGTATACGAAGAAGCGATGAACAAAGCCAGCCAGCGCGCCTTTACTCCAGCAGATGAGCAAAAATTAGCGGAGCTGGCACTCTATATGACTGATACGATAAAAGCAGACCTTTGCACACGATTCAGCGAAGATTCTAAATTTGGGCATTGTTGGAGCTATCAAAGCTCACCAGATATGCCGATACACCGCCATATTTGCCCGGCGTGGGACAAAGAAAGCATGTCATGCATGTTGGATAAGCGAGAAATCCTATTTGGGAAAAAGAGGTGAGAAAAACGGATATTAGCACGAAACACATAGACGAAATTATTGAACGCGCCTACCTTAGCGGAAAAAACTACGTCACACTAGCTCTAACGGGCGATAGCAACGTAGATAAGGCATTGACTCGCAAGCTCGACGAAGACGGCTATAAAGTGGCGCTTAACGACGACAATATCATGGTAAGCTGGGGATTTTAGAGGAAGAGGTGTACAGGATGACCGACGAAGAAAACGCAAGGTTGGTAGAGCTGCTAAGGAAGAAGCAGAAAGAATGGTGCAGTAACTACTATCAAGACGGCATGGGGAATAAATGCTATGCAGAAAGAACGTATGGCAATGTATATTGTCCGGCCAATGATAGCGACAACGGTTGTTGCATCGAACCGCTGATTGGTGGTATCAACCGAAGAAGGTAAAACGCGTGTAAATCGGCACGGTTAAAAGGAGTAACAAATGAGCAAAGACGATAAAACCAGGCTACTAAACCTGCTAGAAGCCTTCCGCGTACATATGTGTACTAAGGACCACGCCATGGAGCATTGCGTCAGAGATGGCCAATGCCCTATGGCCTACCCGGCCCGATTTACCGTAGAAGGCAATGAAATATGTACCATCAACTATTGCATGATAGAAACAGTTAAAGCAGCTATGAGTAAAAGTATGAATGAAAAAAGGAGAGATAGAACATGGCTAAATATGTAAAGAAACCCGTAGTCATCGAAGCATATCAGACGAACAAAGAAATGATCATCCACACACTTGAAGGCGACATGAAAGCTAGTGTAGGCGATTATATCATCACGGGCGTACACGGTGAACAGTATCCGTGCAAGCCAGACATTTTCGAAGAAACGTATAAACTTGCATGGCCCAGCGAAACTGATTTAGATTTTAGTAGCGCGTTAGTATACTTACGACAAGGCCTAAGATTATCTCGGAGTGGATGGAATGGCAAGGGACAGTACATCTATATGACAAACGGAAGTAATGTGACATATCGCTACTTAAAAGAAAATACGCGCAAAATGATTAGAAACTCTTTTGATAAAGATGATTCGGTTGAAATCATGCCACACATTGACATGAAGAACGCTCAAAATAAGCTCATCATTGGCTGGGCACCAACTCAAACGGATATGTTGAGCAATGATTGGTACATAGTGTATTGATGACAGGCGGCGCCGGAACATGGCTGGCCCGGCGCCTTCCTGGAAAGGAGAGGTGTATGGACATAGAGCAAAAATGGCATGAAGCGCAAGCGATACAGCAAAAGATGCAGGGCCGGGAGCGGAAACGGCGGCACAAGCCGATACCCAAAGCCGTCCGCAAGCAGGTATACGAAAAGTACAACGGCCACTGCGCGTACTGCGGGCGCCCGATTGATTATAAAGACATGCAGGTAGACCATATCAAAGCCAAATACGCAGGCGGTGCTGATGAGCTGAACAACTACAATCCTGCCTGCCGCATGTGCAATTTTTACAAGGGCACGATGGATATTGACCATTTTCGTGACCAGCTGAAATTGGTCCGCGAACGCTTGCATAAAGTCTACATCTATCGACTGTCCCTTGCATACGGACTAATAGAAGAAAAAGGCAATGACATTGAATTTTATTTTGAGAGGTGTAACAGATGAAAGCTAAATATTTTTGTGAAAAATGCGGATATGCATACGATACGGCCGAAGAGGCTAAAAGATGCGAAGATAGCCACGGGGAAGTAATAATCGAATCACGCGTCATGCCGGGCAAAGTATACGGCCATCAATATGTACTACCAGATATAGTTTACATAAAAGTACGCAATCCGAACGGACAAGAAGCAGCCGGAAGATACAAACTCGTACGTTGCGAAAATAAGGATTTTGAGATAGTAAAACAAAATAGCGAAAAGTATCCATATGTTAAATTTTAAAGATATGCGGAAAGGAGAATGACATGGACTATATCATAAACCCATGGTGGTTCTATTTGGCGGGATTGTTTGGCAAATTAGAAATACTATGGTTAGTTATCATAGCTGCATTACCAATATTTGTGTGTATCGGGATGCTACTTTTACTCCTGTGTGATGTCGACTATGACCAGTTCGCATCAATCGTAAAAGGAAAAAGCAAACTGGTTATGGCTGTACTGCTGACCTGTGCATTACTCTTTATTGCCGTGCCGAATCAAGATACAGTAAATAAAATGATAATCGCCAACGTTTTGACAACGGAAAACATCAAAGGCGGCGCCGAATTTACGCAAGACCAAATAGGGCAAATCATCGACAAAATAGCAGACGCTGCCATTAAAGTCAAACAGGCGGAAAATGGTGACAAAACATAAGCACAAAAGGATAGGTGATATACATGGAAAATTGGTATGCACCAGGAGAAGTAATAACTCATCAAATGAGCGATGAAGAAAGGCAAATGTACGCGGAAAAGAAACGGAAGCGCTATCCGTGGGAAACGAAAAAAGGGAAGCTCGACCTGGAAGCGCATCACATCGGCGCGCACCGTTCGCCGCTTTTCATGTGGAAAAGGAAGTGAAGAAAAATGGAAGTGATTCACACCCCAACGGAGGTTATCAGTAGCCATGTACGTCCATCTAAGGATACGTACTATCTGGGTATAGCTAAAGCCGTAGCACAACGTGCAACGTGCTTACGGCGCATCTACGGGGCTGTCATCGTCAATAACGACGAGATTGTCAGCACCGGCTACAACGGCGCGCCACGAGGCGAACGCAACTGCTGCGATACCGGGAAATGTTACCGCCGTCTGCATCAAGTACCGCATGGCCAAATGGTGGAAAAATGCGTAGCGGTACATGCAGAAGAAAATGCAATCATATCTGCCAGCCGCCGGGAAATGCAAGGAGCTACCCTGTACTTGTGGGGCATGGACGTAGAAACCGGGAAAGAGCTTCCGAACCCGGAACCATGCTTACAATGCTGGCGGCGTATCCATAACGCCGGAATAGTGAGAGTCGTAACGATGGGAGGGGATGCACATGCACCACAATCAGCGCGCCGCGATTGACTCCACGACGCGACACATAGAACTCATGTTTTATCGAGAACGAGAAATCAAGCGGGCCGTGCGGCTGGCCAGGGAGAACGTCACGGGCGGCCATAGCGGCGGCAGTAACGGCCATGCCTTTGTATCGGACCCGACGGCCTTAGAAGGCATACGGCTGGCCACGGAGCTAAAGCAAGTCACGCTGAGCGACGGCGTCGTCATCAAGCGGCCCGAACGCTGGCTTAGACTCGTATCTGGGGTATACGAAGCCCTGGACGACATTTCAAGGCGCGTAGCTACCTGTAAATACCATCGCCGGGAAAGCTGGAAAGCAACGACAGTAGAGCTTGGGATTGACCGCAACACGTACTATACGATAGTCAACGACGTGCGGACACTGGCTAAAATGGCCGCGTGCCAACTGGGATTAATCAAAGTGATAGAATAAAAAAATAAAGGGCGGCTCGAAACAAGTCGCCCTTATTATTTTAGGTGGTGAGAATATGCGCATTGGTATCATTGATGCGGATTTATTGGGAAGAAAGAAACATCGGTTTCCTAACCTGGCTTGTGAAAAAATATCTGGGTACTATAAAGACCATGGACACAGCGTAGAGTTGGTATTAGATTACAACGACATGAATAAATACGATAAAGTTTTTATATCGAAGGTGTTCACAGACACGCAAATTGCGCCGCATATTATACAAGCTGATAACGTTGAAATTGGCGGAACCGGTTTTTATTTTGACAAAGCACCTGCATTGCCGGAATGTATAGAACACAATATGCCAGATTATCATTTGTATGATGAATTTATTGAAAAATCTATTAAGGTAACTAAAAAGCCATCACAACAACAATTCAGGTTTTACACAGATTATTCAATTGGCTTTCTTACAAGAGGATGTTTCAGAAAATGCGGTTTTTGCGTAAATCAAAAGTACAACCATGTATTTATGCACAGCCAGCTTGACGAATTTTTAGATCATGATAGAAAGAAGTTATGTTTACTTGACGATAACTTTTTTGGACATCCGCAATGGAAAATGCTACTGCAAAAAGTAATCGACACGAATAAGCCGTTTGTGTTCAAACAAGGACTTGACGAGAGACTTCTCACAGAAGAAAAATGTGAAATGCTGTTCAGTGCTAAGTATGACGGAGATGTAATTTTTGCTTTTGACAACATTACAGACTATGACTTGATTCACAAAAAACTGAAAATAATCAGAAAATATAAAGGCAAAAAAAACGTTAAATTCTATGTACTGGTTGGATTTGAAAGCACAGATGCACAAGACATTTTTAATGCATTTAAGCGGATTGCATTACTATTCCGTTACGGATGTTTGCCTTATATCATGCGCTTCCAAAATAGAAATGACATGCCATGGAAAATGTCTGAATTCAGAAGCTTATACATTACATTAGCTCGATGGTGTAATCAACCGAGTATAGTAAAAAAAATGAGTTTTCGTAATTTCTGCGAATTAAATCAAGAAGTACATAAAAACAAGGATACGTTGTGTTCGTCTATGGACGCAATGAGAAAATTTGAAAAAAGGTATCCGGATATTGCAAAATATTTTGATATACGGTTCGAGAATAGATAAAAGAAGGACGACTCATTGCGAGTCGTCCTTTTTCTATTTATTCCATTCTGCAACGCCTAACTTGGCCGTCCGCTGGGGACGTTCGTCCCGGTGGTCAATCCACCAGGACGCGCTGGCATGACTGCCGTACCAGGCCAGGCATTTATCTGCCTGTTCGCCGGGATAACGGGACAGCCATTCACGAGCGGCCGCCATCTTTTCCTTGCGGATACTTTCAGCCCACCGGATTTGCTTTTCACTGCCGGTAAGAGCCGGAAGGCCGTCCGCTTTAGCCTGCTTAGCCGCTGTTGCGACTTCTTCCTGCCGGGCCTTTTCATAGCAGTCTGGGCAGACTGCGTAATTTTCATACCAGGCAATCTTTTTTTCTCTTTCGGCGGCCGTGCCGTAAACCTGGACAGTACCCGTATGGCCGCAAGAGTAAGTTACATCGTACTTCATGTAAATCCCTCCTAATCTTTAGGAAAATCACGCATCCGGACGTCGACAAAGTCGTCGTCATCCTCTAACCAGCAGTGTTGCTGGCCGCACGGGCCGACTACGTGGTCAGCCCGGTCCCGCCAATTGTCATCCCGAAAGCCACAAGATTCCGGATATGGGCAGTCTGCACAACACGTCATGTTTTTCAATCTGATTGCGAATTCTTCACTTGTCATAATATCTCCTCCTGTCGTTATTATACCATGCTACCACGGTAAACTATCCGTGTTACCGTGCGTCCAGTGTAGCCAGGCGGAGCCAGAAGCCCCGCCTGGCATTTCATTTTACAATGGTTCTTAAATGTAATCTCTGTACATTCCATCCACCGGCAATTATTGTTTCAACGTATGCGGTACCATTTGTTCCTTTCACCGTCCCATTAAGGGATTTACCGTTGCTGTCCAACTGGATTCCGCTGTAATCGGTAATGGTTCCAACTTTCGCCTTCACCCGGTTAACGAGGTCGATTATGTAACTCTGTGCGGCAACCTTATTTTTCCGTTTGATATGTTCATCAGTTAAATATCTTTCTTCATAAGCGTGGTATCCATATTCATTTACAAATTGTTTGTAGCCCATTTCCTTGTATTTGCTTCTGTACAGGTCACGCCGGTAGAAAGCGTTTTTGTTCCAGCTGTTTTCCAGTTCGTTTTGAAGTCTTACGAGGGCTTCCGGAACGGCTTTAAATTCTTCATTTTCGCCTTTCAACTGTTCCACTTTTTCGGTTAATTCTTTAACCTTTTCAGTGGCTTCCGAAACCTTCTTGTTCGCTTCTTTGACTTCATCGGTTGCAAATTGAATATCAATTTGTAACCACCGTTCGGCTTGCCCCTTGAATTCTGGGGCCTGATATTTCTTAGGAAGAGTTCCGTTGACTTTATAAAGTTCCAACTTTTCCAACTGATCCATTTTTCTCTGTAATCTCTTTTGCGCTTTTTCTAGTTTTACTTTTGCATTTTCCAGTCTTGTTTTTGCATTCTCGTATTTAATCATTGTCATGATGTTTTCTCCTTTCTACAACACTGTTTTTCTTGTTGTCTAAACTATATCACATATTAATAGATGTTGTCAACACTAAAATTAATTATTTTTAAAAATAAAACAATGTCATTGACATTTTATAAAATGTGTAATAGTATATAATCAATAGATAGGAGTGATGTAAAATGACAAAAGAACAATTTCAGAAGCTGTGGAAAAAGTGGCTTGTCGATGTAGACAAGTCGGAAGCGGAAATCGCCCGCGAAAACGGCATGTTCCAGCAGAATCTTAATGCCAAAATCAAAAACGGATCTATGAAATATGTAGAGCTTAGTGAGATTGTAGAAAAGTATGGCTACACCATAGAAATTCATAAAAAATAATTAATTTTGTCGTAAGGTTCTGGAAGGAAGAATAAATAGTGAAAGAAGCCCCTGGTCACGAGCGTGGCCGGGGGCTATTTTTTTTTATTGCAAATTTTGTGAGAGGTGGTATACTATAGTCAAGTCACGGCAGAGATATTCTGACCGCGAGGATTGAAATTGTAAAATTGACTAGTACGTTAGTACCCGATCAAGCAAAAAGGCTTGTCATACCGTTTTGGTAGACAAGCCTTTTTGTTTCTTTTGATTGGCAGAGAGCAGGAAACTTAAAAGAAAAAACTAAAAAGATCTAAAATTAGACTTGACATATTGTACTACATGCAGTACAATATAATCAGAAAGAGGGACAAGGAAGCCCCGGGAGAAGTCGAAAGGAGTGGTAAAAATGAAGGTAAATATTACATACAGCTGTGGCCATGAAGGAACTATCGAAGTATTCGGTAAAGCGGAAGAACGCGAACGAAAAATAAAATATTTTGAAGAATATGGGCTGTGCCCTGATTGCTACAAAGCAGAAAAACAGGGCGAAGAAAAGTCATTTGCTGAAAAGTATGAGCTGCCGGAATTACAAGGCTCAGAAAAGCAGATTTCTTGGGCATACAAAATCCGGAAAGAAAAAATTGAAGAATTTGAGAAGGAAAAACCAGCGATTCGCAAAGGCGCTGGAGACGATTTCGCAGACTTTCTCGATGGATTTACCGACCATTACTATAAAAATAATTCGGCATCGTGGTGGATTGACCACCGCGAATGGCGAACATTTAAAAAAGACCTGTTAGGAAAAGCTGTAGCGGATTTCAAGGTACAAGATGCTAGATAACACAGTTACGTCGACCCCGTCGAGAAATCGGCGGGGATGATTTGTTTGTTTTTATCGTATTATACGTATAAAAATGCGTAAGATTTTGAAGAAACAGGAGGAATAATATATGGAAGAAAGTAGAAAGAAAGCCAATAAAAAGTGGCTTGCAAAGAACTATGAGTCGATAACAATCCGGGTGCCGAAAGGGACACGCGAGCAGATTAAGGCTTGGGCTGATGACTGCGGCCTAAGCATGGCTGCGTATATTCAGCAAGCTTGCAAAGAAAAATCTGAAAAAGTTTGAAAAATTACTTGACATATTGTACTACATGCAGTACAATATAATCAGAAAGAGGGACAAGGAAGCCCCAGGGAGTAGAAAGGAGACAAACATCATGACAGCAAAAGAAGAAGTAAAACGCGAATTGGAACGCAGAGTCGCATCGAGAGAACGGACTAAGAAAGAAATCGAAGAAAATGCATACTTTCTCGAAACACTCTTCCGCCGACTCAAAAACGGAGAGGACGTAATAACCCTCATAAAAGGGTACGTTTCCCAAAAGGAAGCATTGTATAATGACTTGTGCCATGAAACGTACAAAATAGCCACGCTGAATACAGTGCAAGTCCTGGGCGTGGAAGATGCTTATCAAGAAGCGATTAAAGAAGTAGATGACTGGATGAAACCGGAAAACTGTTTTCCGAACCTTTACCAGGACAACAAAGAATAGCGGAGAAAAGGCCGATATCATGAGTACCGGCCTTATTTTTTTGTCATTTTGCTTATTCTAAGAATAACTGGCATAAAAACCACGTATAATAATAGTGTAAGGTTTTAGCGAAGGCTAGAATCTCCTCATCGGACAAGGCGGCGAGAGTGTTAGTAGATGGCGCTATGGCACTCCGCCGCACACACTGTCCACACGCGAATCCTGTTACACCTCTGTAAAAGGTTTACACAAACACATAGACATGGGCCGCCTTCCTGCTTTGGCGGCTCTTGTCGTATCACGGGAGAAAACTATGGAAGAAATCAAGCCAGCATTTGAACAGCAACGACTGAGCGCGATGAATCTCTTTGCTATCGCACAGCGCAAAATAGACGAAGCCACCCGTAGGGGGGCGGCCAGCGTGCAGATCGTATTACCCACGGGCTACGATGACTGCGCCGTAGACTCCTTAATACGCTACTTGCGCATGTGGAAGTACAGCGTCAAGTGGTATCACGGCACGGACTGCCTGGAAATCTCCTGGAAGTGGGATGACGTGATGAACAGCAAGAAACAATAATCAGACATACAGATACATGCAAGGCCTTGTAAAAGTCGCTTAGAACGGCATACAGGGCCTTAATTTTTTAAGTATACGGTTAAAAGGTGGTGATACGCAATGCGAAAGAAGCAAGTAACGAGTGATGAGAAAAAATATTGGTTATCCGCTGATGGGCTTGCGCGCATACGCTATCATCGTGCTGTTTTAGGAGAGTCGGAAGAGACTATCGCAACGGAACTGATAAACATTTCCTACCCAACATTAAGGGGTTGGAAAAAAGATAACTTATCACTTTTATCAGCATTAAAAAGCACAAAGAAAGCAGAAACAGCACGAGCTTTTGAGCAGTTAGACCGCAGTGCAAATGGTGGCGCCGTAGCTGGGAAAGTGACGACAAAGTATCAATACAAGTACGACAAAGATGGAAACGAGATACTGACCGGCAAAGAAGTCACTGTAACAGAAGAAAAGGCGGCGCCCAACGCCACAGCGGCTATATTTAAACTTAAAAATCTCGACCCGCAGCACTTCAAGGACCGCGTAGAAAACGCCATTACAGGCGCTGACGGCGGGGCAGTCAAAGTCGAAACGCTCACAGACGCCGACGTAGACGCACGCATCAAAGAGCTTGAAAGCAAGCTAAAGGGCCTTGATAAGTAATAATTATGCACATTTGGCTGGCTTAACCCGGGGTTGATAGAATGAAGTCGACAAAAACAACGAATAAAACTAGCAAAAAGAGCTTGAAGGAGAAAGTCGAGCTGATGCGGCTGATGGAGTGGAAGGTCTGGAAGAATGACCCGACAGCCTTTATTAATGACTGCTGCTTCACCGTCAACGAAGCAAAGAACGGGGCCGTCGAGCATTTCCCAAAGCTTGATTACCTTGCCCGCGTAGATCAGATTATCCACGGCGAGCAGGTAGCGGCATTCCCGAAGAGTCGACGCATGATGATGACGTGGCGGTGCCTTGCGAATCTTCTGCATTACGCGATGTTCGGCAAAAACCTGTCTATATTCGTGCAGTCGAAGAAATACGACGATAGCGCGTATCTGCTGGGAGACAGTCGCTTCATGTTTCTTTATGAGCATTTGCCGAAAACGCACGAATGGCCAGCTGTCGAAAGAAAGACGCGCTCAAAGATGGGCTATGACTACATCAAGTTCAGTAACGGCGTCGAATTGAGGGCCGTGGCAGAAGGCGCCGACCAGCTCCGTCAGTACACGGCATCTGTCGTATACTGCACAGAAATGGCATTCTGGGACTTTGCACAAGCCACCTGGAACAGCCTTAGACCGACCATCGAAGGCGGCGGCCGCATCTTCATTGACTCGTCAGCTAACCCGGGCTTCTTCTGCCAGCTTGTGACAGGCCAGCTCAACGAGGACGAACCGGAAGAAGAACAGGAAGCGCACGACGTCATAGAAGGCGTACACGAGTACCGGCGCAACGCGGGGTATACATTGCCAGAATACACTATACTGCTGACCCTTCCAAACGCTCCGAAGAGTGGAAGACCAACGAACGCAAAGGGACGACAACAGAAGGCTGGGAACGTGAATACGAAATAAACTGGACAGTCAGCGCTGAGCCGAAGTACTACCCGGAATTTGACTACAATCGCCACGTAGCCAACGAGGAACTGCACCCGATAGACGGGCGGCCGCTCCTCTTGTCATTTGACTACGGGCTTACCCCAGCGACCATCATTGCACAGACGACGGCCAAAGGGCAGTTGCTCATCTTGTCAGAATTACAGTCCTGGGATTGTGGGATGCTGGCCCATGGCCGTGCCGTGCAAGCGGAATTATCGACGTTCTACAACGGGTATGAGTATACGGCAGTCGGCGACCCGGCAGGCAACCAGCGCGCACAAAGTGACGAAAAGACCGCAAACGAAATCTTGCGCGACCGTTATGGCATTATCGTCGAACCGGGCGAACTCACGCAGACGGGACGCAGTGAAGCGGTGCGTTACTATCTCACGACGCTTACGCCAGACGGCAAACCACTCTTACAACTGGACCCGCGCTGTCAGATGCTCATCGAAGCATTTACGGGCGGGTATCATCGTAAAGTCGTGGCCGGGCGGACGCTGGACGAGCCGGAAAAGAACGAGTACAGCCACTTGATGGACTGCCTGGCATACCTTTGTGCCAAACTCTACCGGGACAATACGTCCATGGCAGACAAATGGAAACAGATGACCCGTGGCAAGATGCACCGGGCTGGATACATGTAAACACGTGGAGCGACGCCGCACCGGATAAGGGCGACTCCACGACATGCTCCTTTCTATCATCGGCGGGGCTGACCACCCCGCTACCGTGGCAATGTAGGTTAAGGAAAACCAGCTACAAAAGCTATCGCGGTTCGAGTCCGCGCATTGCCCCATAGCCCTATTGAGGGCCTTATTTAGCTATCAATCGAGGTGATGAGATGGAGGATTTAAACCAGAGCTTGTCCGCCGCACAAGACACGGGCGGATTGTTCGGCCGGGATGCTCCGCAGCAGATGAGCGTTACCGACTGGCTGTTGCAGCAGGCAGAGCCAGAAGAACAACCGGTATCCCTGGACACGCTCAAAGATGACGAAGTCAAGAAGATCATGATGAGCGTCAAAGACGGCATCGACGTCGCGAAGAAGTACTACGAGGGTACTGTAGAGCCAAAACTGATACACCGCCGCAAGCTCCGCAACGGCGACCAGGACTTGTACGAAAAGAAGCTGCCGAACTTGTCTAAAAAGAGTAAATTCGTCAGCATGGACTTCAATAACATCATTGAGTGGATGAAGCCCAGCTTAGTAGAAGTCTTTATCGGCAACGAATCGCCCGTTACTATCGCCGGCAGTACCATCCAAAACGACGATACGGCCACGAATATACAGCACCTTGTCGAATACCAGCTTACCCGCAAGAACAACTATACGTCCCTCGTAAACGACGTCATCGACGACGCACTGGGGACGAATTTAGGCGTTGCTAAGGTATGGTGGAAGCGGGATGAAGACCGTACGCGCTACAAGCTCATGTTCGACGTGAACGATATGCAACAAGCGATGATGCTCACGCAGGCGTCACTGTCGGGCGAAATCGAAATACAGAAAGTCAAGCAGCTGAAAGACGCGCCGGATTTGTATGAAGTACAGTTCGACCACGTCAAAGTCACGGCCAACTATCCTGTCGTCGAGTATGTACCGCCCACGGAGTTACGCTTCACACCAGAAGCCAGCACGCTCCAAAAGTGCAAGTTCGTAGCACACCGGAAGATTGTGAAAGGCGACTATCTCAAGCGTAAAGAGCAGGATGGGACGTATCAAAACGTCGACGAAGCACTGGAAGCGGCAGGCGATACGAAGTATACCTCCGCCGACGAGTACATCAACAAAGAGCTGTCAGACGACCATATGCGGCCGAACGACGGCGATAACGCGTCTAAGGACGTCGAGCTGTACGAGTGCTATGTAGACGTGGACTATAACGACGATGGCATCTACGAGCATTTGATTGTTCATTGTGTCGGCGATACGCCATTATCTATCCAAACCAACGAGTTCGATATTGCCCCCTTCTTTGCAATGGGAAGCGTACGCGAAAGCCGCAAGATATTCGCCGACATGGCCCTGGCAGAGCAGGTAGAAGGCTTGCAGGACTTAAAGACGGCGCTTATTAAGCAGATTGTCATCAACGTTGCGAAAAACAACGACCAGCAGAAGTTTATTGACTACACGTCGGTAATGGATATGGACGCACTACTCAATGGTGACGAGTACGTCCCGATTAAGGGCGACCCGAACGCGGCCATTGCGAACCCGCCGCCGGCGAATATCTCACCGCTCACGATGGATTTGGTCAATTACGCCGAAAGCGAGCTGGAAAACCGTACCGGCAGTACGAAGTACAACCAGGGCTTAGACGCTAACTCCCTCAACAGCACGGCCACAGGTATCACAGCCATTCTTGGCCAGGCAGATAAGCGTATCCGGCTTGTTGCCCGGCTGTTCGCGGAAAACTGGATAGTGCCTATGGTCCGCTTCCTCATCCTGCTCAACAAGAAGTACGGCGAACCGGTACAGACGTTCCGCTTTAAGGATGAAGAAGTTTCCGTCAAGAGCGAAGACCTTGATATCGACTACGACCTCATTATCAATGTCGGCAACGGCGCGGGTACGAAGGAAGCGCGGATACAGAGCTATATGATGCTCCTCAGTAACGTATACCCGGTATTATCGCAGGCAGGCGTAGCGACTCCCAAGAGCTATTACGCCGCGGGCACGGCGCTCCTGGAAGAAATGGGCCTCAAGAATACGCAGGGGATTTTGCTGGACCCGGATTCGCAGGAAGCCCAGCAGATGCAAGCACAGCAAGCCCAGCAGGCCGCACAGGCCGCACAGGCACAGGAAGCTATGGACCTGCAAAAGCAGTTGACCTTGAAGCAGGCCGACTACGAAGGCAAGGCCGCCGTGGCGTCTATCCCATCCATCCGGGCGAACATGAACGATTTGCCGCTTGACGCGCAGGTGAATATCATCAATACCCGGACAGCAGGCAACACCAGCCCACAGGCCATGATCGAGAAGATTGCACGGGACCAGCTGGCACAGATGACGCCGCAAGCCCCACCGGAACCGCAAGCCCCGCAAGCACCCCAGCAAGGAGGCCCGATAAATGGACAGTAAACTAAAAACCTTACTCGATACCATGCGGAGCGGCGATGAAGCGGCCAAGAAGCGATATTTAGCGGACCTCATCATGAAGGGCCAGCAGGCGGAAGACCTCAAAGCCTTCCTCGACGACTGGCTGAAAATCGAAGAGCAGACCGCACTCAAAGACCTGGACAGCTCCACGAAGCCCGCTGACGATGTAAAACGCGACTACCGGGCCGCTATGAGGCTGTACCACTACATAACAGGAATCATTGATATTGCAAAGCAAAAGCGCAACCAGAAAGGAGAATAGACGTGTTTGACTTTAATTTACAGTTGTTTGCAGAAGGAGAAACGACAGATGTATCCACGGCAACGACTACCAACGAAAACGTCGCGGGCGCCGCCCAGGAATCACAGCCGGAGTCTTTGTATCTCGTGACAGACCCGCGCACCGGCAGGAAGAGCATTTCCGCTGCCAAACCCGAACCGACGGAACCTGCAGAAACAAAGACAGACGAACCGCCTGTACAGGATGAGCCGGAATCACAGCCCACGGAACCGACCGAACCGACGGAAACTAAACCCGCCGAACCGGCGGCAACCGAACCAGCTGTAGAAAAACAGCCCGAACCGCTCATCCACACTGAACCGTACACGCTGGATGAACTGAATACCGCTATTGCACAGGGGAACGTCAACGAAAGCCGTATCCCCCAGCAGTATCAACTGCAGTACGCGCAGTATCAGCAGGAACAGGCACGCCGTCAGCAACAGTACCAGCAACAGCGGCAGGCCTTGCAGATACAGGCCCAGCAACAGCAGTTGGAACAGCAGAAAAGGATGTTTGCCGATATTGATAAGGCCGCGACCGACCAGGCCATGAAGGCCCTTGGCATTACGCAGGACGATATTGATACCGCCGAATACTCCGACGACGACGCCGTGAAACAGAAAGTAGCGCATTTCAATACGGCTAAATCCTACTATAAGGAGCAGCTTATTGGCGCTATCCAGCAGCAGCAGATGCGGACGCAGGCCGCACAGAATGAACAGCGGGCTATTTATCAGAGCATTGTCGATTTTACGCAGCAGAAGCAGGCCGAAGAACCTCATTTTGCCGACATTAATCAGTTAATGGGTAGTTATTATCAGACAATGCCGTATAAAGACGCCGCTGTTATCGGGGATGCTATCAAAGCCCTCCAGAGCGGGAATATCAACCCCACGCAGTGCAAGGTACTCGAAGGCTACTACGACAAATGCCGCACGGCATACTATGCCAAAGCGAATGATCTGACGAAGCAGCCGAAAAAAGTACCGGTCCCGAAAGTCGAACAACCGGGCACGGGAGCGAAAACCCCACCCAAACCCATTGATTTTACGCAGATGCGAAATATGACAGTCCGCGAACGCCGTGCGTTCATCGCAGGCCTCAGCGGCAGATAAAGGAGAGATGAAAACATATGGCATATGATGTACAGAGAAACTTGAATAAATCGGCCAACCAGTCGTACACCTATGACGCTATCGGCCACGCAGAGGATATTAGCCCTATCCTTACCAACATTACCCCGGAACTTACCTTGTTCTACTCCAAATTCGGTGATTCCGAACCAGCAGAAGCCATGACGTTCTCGTGGATGACGAAGGGTTTGTTCCCGCCGCAGGATAACGCCCACCTCGAAATGGAAGATTATAAATTCCAGCCGGGCGGCTCCATCGAAGGCTTGTCGAACAACATTCAGTTCTTCCAGAAGACCGGCATGGTATCTGACGCGCAAAACAAAGTAAAAAAGGCCTATCAAAACGAACACGGCTCCGAACTGGCCGACCTTCGTTATGATGCTTATACGGGCCTGGCACAGGACATTGAATACATGCTCGTCAACTCCACGAAGAAAGTAGACGGTTCGGCAACCGTACAGCCTCGTTCCGGCGGCGTACCGTTCTTCATGCAACAGAACCTCATTGATGTAACTGTTTCTACCACGGATAACACGATTACGTCGGCGCAGGAAACCCACCTGGCTACCGGTGACCTCTGCTATTTTGTCGCTGACACCATGCCGACGGGTCTCAAGGATGGCTTGTACTACTACGTCCGTGTAGACAGCACCAATAGCAAGAAACTGACCATCTTTGATACCCAGAAGGGCGCTATTGAAAATATCAAAGACGACCAGGTAACTTTGTCGGCCGCCGGCACGAACGTCAAAATTGTTACGAACAACGTCCTTTCCCTGGGCAAGAAGCGCTCGTACACCCTTGATGACTTCAATAACGCTATGGAAATGACGAGTAAGCGCGGCGGTCATCCTACACAGGCATATATGTCCTCGTCTAAGTACCGTGAATTTATCAAGCTCGTCCTGGCTACCATGACGGCTACCCGAAAAGGCAATGAAAAGGCCAATGCCACGGAATTTGCTACGTCCTACCAGGGTGCGTTCGGCGTTGTCAATGCCAACGTACACCCGATTTACCCGGACAACCGCATCGACATTCTCGACCTGTCTTACTGGGATATGAAGTACCTCGTCAAACCGCACGAAGTACCGCCCGAAAAACTCGGTAAAGGCGGCACGTATGAAAAATTCGTCATCGAAGCCAGCATGGGCCTTAAGGGCACGCAGCCGAAAGCGTCCTGCTCCATCGTTGACATTAAGCGATAGTCAATTCCATAAGAGAAGGGGTTCACGCCCCTTCTTTTTATATAAAGGTGGTGACTCTGCATGATAACGAAACAGAAGATTTACCAGAACGGCGCCGAAATCTGCTTGCGGAATACTGTCGACGTATCGAGTGCCGTAGATGCGGCCCGGCGCGTCAATGAGATTGATAACGGCGGCTGGGCCGGCGATAAGAACGAACGGATTCAGCTCATGGGCTTCATCCCGCCGGAATTCTGGGGATTCGACCCGTGGCTCATCTGCGCGAAACGGGCTGAACTCGAAGGGAACCAGGCGAAATATCAGTACTACATCCAGAAATTCTTTAGTGTATGGAAGCAGTTCGCCGTCAACCACAAGAAACGTACGTGGCGTGGGGCGGTGTTGCTGGGATGATTACCGCCAAATCACTCAAACAGCTCATCCGCTACAAGCTGGGGGACAACAACGAAGTCCAATACAGCGACTATGATATCCTCCAGGCCATCAACGAAACTCTACGCTACATCAATCAGTATTACATCAACAGCGACTTCCTCGAAAAGGTCCAGCACTACCGGCAGGACGAGATGAACCGGGAAATCGACGAGTACAATGCCAGCTTATCGACGGACCCGTCCGACGAAACGGCAGAGAAACCGACGCCGAAAGAGCATATCGACATGCCGATTACCGGTGTAGATCTACCCGACGACTTTCTTACTCTCGTTCGCATCGTTGACGGCCACGGGCGCGACCTTCATCCAGGAGACGCTATCCGGCCACCGCGCTGGGATGAATACAAGATATTCCAGAACAAGCTCTATGCTGGGGTGAAAGACGTGGATATGCTCTATAACGCCGCGTTCCTTGGTATCACTGACCTCGACACCGGGAAAATCGACCTGCCAGCCGTCTTCCTTGATTCCTTGTGTAAGCTGGCCTGCATGGTCCTTACACAGACACCGGACGGCGATACCATGCAACAGGCCGTGGAAGCGGCCCTGGCCAATGTCGTACCCATGCGAAAATACGCCAATACGGAAAAGCGCATGCCGTTCATCTGCTAGGGGGGTGACTGAATGAAAGTAGAAGATGCCATTACCCGTATCCGGCAGGAGACGCACGATATCAGCAAGGAATACAGCGACGAACGTTGCCTGCAATTCCTTAACACCGCCACGCAACAGGTGGCAAGCCTGCTCATTGGTGCTAAGTGGCCGGTACTCGTAGAGGAAACGACCATGAGGGAAGGGGATTCCATCCCGAAGAACTATATGAGCGCTTGTGGGACGTATCCCCTGGCCATGACGGCCGGGACCGTGCATATCACCGACCCGGACATTACCGCCGTGAAATTCAGATATTTCGCAACACCCCCCATCATCGACAGCGCGACGAAAGAGCTGCCATTCAATCACGACGCCATCAACGATATCATCGTCAAATCGGCGGTCCTCCTGGCACTCAATGAAAACGAGTACGACATAAGCCAGGATACGAATATCGTCAATGCCTTACAGCAGGCAATCAGCACAGGAATGAGTTGATGCTATGGCAGAATACAAGAAACAAGTACTGACATTCCCGGACCTTCCGACCGCTATCCAGGGCGACGGCAGACAGCTTATATCCCTATTGAGGAAGTATCTGAAATCCGTCAATGAGCAGGTCAACGTAGCCAATGGATTCACGGCAGACGATGTAGACGCCTCGAATAAAGGTGACTTCCCCATGCCGCGTAACTTCACGCTGACGTTCGACCGGCTGGGCGGGGTACTCAACTGGGACGCCGTCGACGACGCCGACCTGGCTTACTACGAAGTCCGCACCAATGCCGACGTCGGCAACAGCTATGGCCTGCTGGAAAAGACCATAGCCACGTCCAGCCTGGCCATACCGACGACGGCCAGCGGCAAGATATACCTGTTTGCCATCAGCAAGCACGGCAAGGTATCCAACGGCCGGACCATCACGTATAACAAACGGAGGCCGTCCGCACCGTCTGACATATCCTTTACCAAGAACAATGAAGGGACACTCATTACCTTCCTGGAGATACCGTCTAACTGTATCGGTGCCAACCTGTACATAGACGGCGTGAAGTATCAGACCGTGGATAACGTCTTCCTATATCCGAACCCGGATATCAAAGAGCTGTATATAGCCTATTACGACCAATTCGGAGAAGGTGAACGTGCTTACCTATCCTGTTTTGTCCCGAACGTCACAGGCTTCTGGGTAGAAAAGAACGGGGCCAACCTGTATTTCTACTGGGACGCTTTATCTATCTACAATATCAAGTACGTCGTGAAAGTCGGGCAGACGCAGGAATGGGAACAAGGTACGGAAATATTTCGCTCGAAGGTTAACAAATACCGCTATATCCGGCCGAACGAAGGGAACTATTACTTCATGATAAAGGCCGTCGACGACCACGGCAACTATTCCGTGGATGCGACCTGGTATTACCTCTCCAGCGACCCGGAAATCAATAAGAACGTCATCCTTGACTATAACCAATACAAGCTGGGCTATAGCGGGATGAAGACGAACATGTACTACAACGCGGCCATGGAAGGCTTGCGGCTGGAAAAGGAATCATTCAACGGCGAATATCTCATGAAAGTATCGTTGCCGCAGAAGATAAAGGCCCGCAACTGGATTGACTGCAAAATCAACGCCGTTACGGAGCAGACGTTAAGGGTATGCGACATGACCTTCACCGTCGACAGCTACGAGGCGTCGCATATCCTGGTATGCGGTATCCTTGGCGACCTGGACGGCGTAGAGCTTAAAAAGCAGATAGCCCGGTATACCGGCAAGACCGATGATACCTTTGACGCTGTCATCGACGGCACGAGTAAGGCCACGGGCGGCACACTACTGACGGAGAAGAATACAAGCTATGCCCCGGTACGCTGGAACGACGGCGCACTCATCACCGATGTGGGCCAGCTGGAATACTCGTGCAGTATCCCCGAAACGTTCTCAATCGGATTCTGGTTCAAGAAGACGGCTCCGCTCACAGACTGCTTCATTGCAGAGATGCGCGGGAACAAGCCGAACCTAACGGACTATATCGCCGTCAAGGACATGACCTTCACCGTCGACAGCTACGAAGCGCAACATTTAGGCGCTGACGGCATATGGCGCGATATTACGCTGTATATCGGCTATGACAAGCGGACGGACTCGTTCTATGTACGGGATACCGTCAACGAACGGATACTCAGCTTACAAATTGATACCGCAGATAGAGACTGGCTGTTTTTCGGACTTGCACAGAGTGCCGACAAGCGGCTTTTCTTCATCCGCGAATTCGACCTCGATACGACCAAATACATAAAGGCATTCATTCCGCCGTGTAGTGCATTTGATCGTATTTTCTTTAACCCAAAGGAGTAAAAGCACATGAATAAAGACGAAATGAAAATCAAAGGCTCTTTGAACGTTGTCATCCATCACGCCAACGGCGACGTAGAAACCCGCCATAAAGACAACCTTATCTTGAACGGCGGTTTTGACTATATCTGCGCCGCTATGGCCGACCCGACGCGCCCGGCCGTCATGGGCTATACGGCAGTTGGCACAGGCACGACCGCCGTTGCCGCTACGCAGACCGCATTGGTTACGGAACTCAAACGGAAAGCGGCCAGCTACGCTCATAGTACCGGCACGAAAGTCTTTACACTGACGACGACCTTTGCCGCCGGGGAAGCTACCGGCGCCATCACGGAAGCCGGTATCTGCAACGCCGCAAGCGGTGGTACGTTCCTCGACCGCGTCGTATTCGACGTCATCAACAAAGCCGCTGACGATACCATGACGACGACCTTCCAGTTCACCTTGTCGTAACGCCTATGGATATTGCCAAAACGTTCACGCTGTACAAGCTGGCAGATACCACGTTCACCCTATCTGACAGCCGTGCCAGCAGGACGCTTGATGCTTTTGGCAAAATGGCGTACAGCGCGACGAACAAGGAAACCGTCTGGCTGCTGGAAGAATACGATAGAAGGCATGGAAAGCCCAGAATCATATTCGACACCGCACTCAGATACTACAGAGCGTCCGAAATCAATGACAAGGTATCCACCATCACGACGCCCGTTGATGGGCTGTACCATTATCTCTTCAATACCCGGCCGCTGGAAAGCCTGCATACGGAAGATAACCGGAAGATTGCCAGTACCATCAGATTAAAGGACGCATGGGCCGTTCGGGAAACGTATTGGGATAACGTGTTGTTCAATATGCACTGTCTCGAAAGTCTGAAAGTACTGGAAATCAAGAAGAGCGGTATGGCATTGGGAACGAAAAGGGAGTCTTTTTCACTGAAAGACAACGAGAAAAACCAATTCGCCAAAAAACAGCGCTATTCGCTCCATATAGGCGATAAAAATTTTAAGCGGCTAACTATATCTAAACATGAGCTAACGAAGCTCACAGAGGCATATAGAAGGGCGAACATATGGAAGCGGACAGCGAAAGAGACAACTCTCGTCGCGGATAAGGAAAAATCGCAGACACGGAAGGAAACAGCCGAAGATATCGCCGTAAAGGAACGGCCTATCAAGGCTGTTTTCATCAATCCGTGGGAAGCGGTACTCATTGTCGACGATGCAACGGCCTTTTTCAACTGGTTCCGTCCGTGAATGTCACTGCCATTTCATCGTATTTCGGTTGTGCGTGGCTCATATATCGTTCTATAGCGGTTATGGTTTCCTGGAACGCCCGTGACAATTTTCTTGGTAGTGTCAGGGTTATCCGTAATGATTCCGGCCTCGTAGCGTGTATGAGCTTGTTGTGACACTCCGCAATGGACAACGTTTCCTGTACCGGACGGTGAGTTGGTGTTTGAACTCGCCCGATTTTTGCCCTGCCGTGAAGGTCAGTATACTCCCGTCCTCTGCGGTGGCCGTGCCTTGTGCTACGAGTCCATAGCCAGCCGGAAGGGCTTCCCACGTACCGAAGCCGAGGATATTTGCCGGGTTACTACTATTTGTAAGGCTGACGTAGACGGAGCCGACGGGATACACGGCCTCCAGAATCTGAGTTTTGAGATTGTCGATAGCCGTCTTATTGGTCGCCACGTCGGAGTTGAGATTGTCGATAGCCGTCTTCATCGTCGTGATGATTTCTTTTACGGTTTTAGTCAAATCTATTGCAACATTACTCATTCGTTACAATCACCTTCTGTTCTTAACGTGTTCTTTTATGTCAATAGAAAAGAGCAGGATAACGGCTAAACTACGCGGTTTATCACTGCTCTTTATGTGTTCTTTATCGTAAATAGTGCAAGAATGGCTTAACCATGCCGTTCATTAGGTCATATACGGCGCGAGTTCTTCTTCATTCTTGCAATTATTGATGGCGTCGCGGATGCCCATGAACCACTCGTAAGCCGCAAGCTGTTGCGCTCTGGCGGCTTCTCCGGCCTTCATAAGCTGTTCCCTCGTTACATTGGCCAATACGAGGCTGTTGGACGAATCATGGACTTTATACGGCCCTTTATCACTAATCAAGGTAAGGGCAATCTGCCATTCACGCTGACTCTTTTCGTCGGTACTGAATTGCAGGTCATCCACGGTAACGGGGGCTTCCTTCTTGGCAAGGTACTTGCTGTACTGCACACTAAGCGCCTGCGCCTTTAATTCATTGAGCGTGGGCGGTACATATTCCCGTTTGGCTTTCGCCTCGATATAGGCCGTCACGTTGTCGATATAGCCGTCATATTCGGCGTTGGGATAGTCTTTAAAATCGTCATCCACAAGGCACTGTTTCTGGGTGTCATCGTAAATGACTTTGGCAGGCAGGTTGGAAAGGCCGCTGTCTGCCTTGAAATTATCGGCAGTATCGGTGTACTGCTCATTGTCCTTGATGATAAGGACGTCGTTATCTAAAATCTGAAAAACTCTCATAAAATCTCCTTTCTCTACCGATGA